AGTATTAGACCTGCAAGATTTTGAGTCTTGGTCTAGCACTCGTAAGCATTATTTGCCCTCTGCATACCATACACTTTTTAAAGTAATTGATACGCATTGTGAAAAATTTCATCGACTCCCTACGATTGAGGATCTCAAGTATGAGATTCGTGACACATCTACAAAAGAGCTACTCTTCGCTGTAGATTCGGTCGAAGTAGATGCAGATCCTTATATGCTTCTACAATACCTCAAGAATGAGTTCACACAAAAGGAAATCCTTGACTCACTTGAGGACTATGTTGACAATTCTATGTCTTTTGAAGATGCAGAAGAGTCTGTCAAACATCTGCACCAGATAGTTCTTGATGTCGAAGAAAAAGTAGACCTTCAAGAACCGCAAGAGACTATGCAACGTATTCCCTTGTGGGAGCCAGATGAAGACATTGGTAAGTACCTGCCCCTCGGCTTAAATGCTGAGCACGATGATGAGATCACGTTCTCCCCCCGAGACTTGATTCTTGTTGGTGGTCGTAGAGGGGCAGGGAAATCCATCACCTGTGCTAATATAGCTAACAACGTATATTCTTCCGGTAAATCCGCCCTTTATTTCACTATTGAAATGGACAGTAGAGCAATACTACAAAGGTGTTGTTCTATTGCTACGGGTGTGTCCTTTTCTAGGCTTCGCACAAAGAACCTCAGTATAACTGAATGGGAAAAGGTCGCAAAATGGCAAGCCGAAAGATACAAAGATAGTCAAGAGAGACTTGCAGAGTATCGAGAACATAGAGACTTTGATAAGTTTCATAAGAAATTAGTTGATAGCTGTGAGCTTCTCCCAACTCAACAGCTTGATGTAATTTATGATCCTTCTCTTACTCTCTCTAAGATACGGGCTGAACTTGATAAGAAAATTAAAAGCAATATGAATGTAGGCGTGGTTATTGTCGACTACATCAATCAAGTAAAACGTTCTAGTATGCCCTCTCGGGGAGGTCAATACGATTGGACGGAACAGATAGAAGTTAGTAAAGCACTGAAGGGTATGGCACAAGAATACGAAACCCCAGTATTTTCGCCATACCAAACTGACGCTAGCGGTGAAGCTCGATTTGCCAAGGGTATATTAGATGCTGCGGATGCGGCATATGCTATGGAACCTTGGTCACAGGAAGATGCCTGTATGACATTTAAATGTGTAAAAATGAGAGCAGCCGCTATGCGTTCTTTTTCTTCTACAATGGATTGGGAGACCTTGAAGATTGGACCAGATACTGCTCTGTCTCCAAAAGAACGAGAGGATAACGACCAAAAAACTGGCGAAGAAATTAACGACATCTAAAAATAATTCTTGACATTTGAATGTATTTCAAGTATAATATATATTCAAAATGTGGAGGCTTTATGATCGTAAGAGGCAGTATGAGGTACACCCCCAGTGGTAGGCTTAGAAAAAATATTATTAGAAGCGGTAAGAGACGTGTTGAGTTTATGCAGCTTCATGCCGAGAAAGAACCCCCTCGTAGGGAAACGAAAGAGTATCCTTCGGCTCCTCTAACACCTTATAAACCTCAGCCCAGAGACGATTGGAAGTCTGAAGCTAGTTCCGAGTATACCATTGCACCTGCTTATAATAAAGGTGCATATCAGGTAATAAGTAGAGAAAACGTAAAAGATATAGGTAAATAAATGTTAATGGCATTTTTGCTTATTGTAATTGTAGATGGGGAACCTGAAAATACAGGTAATATGTATTTTCGGGATATCAACAGATGCAACTACTTCTCTGATAGAATTGAGAGAGGTCGCTACAGTAAACGCAGATATAGAAACTCACAGGCACTTATAACTGCCTATTGCACACCGAGAATGGTTGCCGAGGGGACACAATTTTGGGACTAGGACCTAATTACAAAGAAGTACAACAAGACCTTACGGAGCTTAACGGTGATGGTAATCGTGAGCGGGGTCATTACGGGGAAGATGAATCTATCACCTCTTTTTTAGAAGATGACGGGCAGCCTTCCGAATATGAAGAGTGGCAAGACGTTATGGGAGGCGATGACTGGGATCACGGTCAATTTGACCAAGAGTATTAGGAGTACATATGGAAATTATCGTTATTATAGCAATACTTGCTACAATAGCTTTTTATACAAATAGCAAATTAAAACCAAAAGAAGTACCAGAGGATAAAGGTACTGAAACTATCATGGAGACAGTAGAAACTACCGATGAACGTGGAGACCTTACTACAGGACAAGAAGATCCATTACCTGCCGAAGGGAAGTGATTTTCTAGTACGTTGTTTAAATCCAGAACATGAAGATAAAAATCCTAGTATGCGAATTGATCAAATTACTGGGATTTTTAATTGCTTTGCATGTGGATTTAAGGGTAGTTTATTTAACTATTTTGGGGAAAGGGCAAACCAATTACAACAAAGACGGGAACTTTTTAAGAAGAAGCTTAACATGAAGCGTTCTGAAAGTATTGGTTTGTCTTTTCCCAAGAATAGATTACCATATGTAGGAAACTGGAGAAATATTAAACCAGAAACTTACAAAAAGTTTGAAGCATTTCAGCACCCTGATAATGATTTTATAGGAAGAATAAATTTTCCTATAACGGATATATCAGGTAAAATAGTTGCTTTTCAAGGACGACATACGGGGGATGGAAACCCTAAATATAAGTTTACACCTCCAGGAGCAAGACTCCCCTTCTTTCCAGTAGTTAAACCTTTTAAAGGTTCAATTATTCTGGTAGAAGGAATATTTGATATGATAAATCTTCATGACAAGGGTCTTCCAAATGCTGTATGTTGTTTTGGAACAAATAACTATAATGAAACAAAGCTATCAATGCTCCGAGTACAAGGAGCAGAATATGTAGAAGTATTCTTTGATGGTGATGAAGCAGGCCAAACGGCTGCAGAAAAATTAGTGGGAGAGTGTGAGAAAGTTGGTCTCGCAGCTAGGAATATCTATCTTAAAGATACAGATCCTGGTGCACTAACCCAAACTTCAGTAGACAAATTAAGGAAAAGATTATATGAAGTTACCGGCTAAAGTTGCCTTAGTAGAAACTAAACCTAGTAGGACGGATTATAGAAAAGAATTCGATGGTGCTTTTGATTTTGATCAGTACCAATTATGTTCCGATCCTAATATAAAGAAAGTATTAAAACGAGACTGCGATATTGAAATAAATCAAAATTTATACGATTGGATCGTATTAGTAGGAAGTGAGTCTTTAAAATACTTTACAAAAATTAATTCAGTAACAGAATATTCTGGCAAGAAAGTGGAAGATAAATTTTTGCCTGTTATCAATCCAGCAATGCTTAAGTTTAAACCTGAAGCTAAAAAGACGTGGGATGACTCTAAGCAGAGTATTATTAAGTACATAAGTGGCGAAATAGAGGAGGTTGTAATAGATGAAACAATTGCTTTCGGAATTCAGGACACAGGAGACTGTAACGATTTTATTCAATCAGCCATTGATCACGATGGGGACTTTATTGCGCTTGATAGTGAAACAACTGGGCTGTACCCTCGCGATGGGCACATACTTGGTATATCACTTTGTTACAACGGTAACAGAGGAGCGTATATATCTACAGATTGCTTTGATGAAAAGACTGAAGAACTACTTCAAGAACTTTTCAATAAGAAAACAGTAGTATTTCATAATGCCAAGTTTGATATGGCATTTTTTGAGTATCATTTCAACTTTAAATTTCCAAAGTTTGAAGATACTATGCTTCTGTCTTATCTAGTCAATGAAAACCCAGGTAATCACGGACTAAAGACATTGGCTATTAAGTACACTCCCTATGGGGACTATGAAAAGCCCATGCATGATTGGATGGATAACTATCGTAAAGAAAATGGTATATTAAAGAATGATTTCCAATGGGGGTCTATTCCTTTTGATGTAATGAAAACATATGCAGCAATGGATGCTTTATGTACTTATCTTATTTACGAAAAATTTAAGAAAATTAAACAAAACAGTAAATTAAAGTGGGTATACGATAATATACTTATTCCTGGCACTAGATTTTTAACAGATGCACAGGATAATGGTGTTCCTTTTGATAAGAAAAGATTGTATGCTTCACAAGAGCTTATGCAAACACAAATAGATGAAGCAGTTGATAAGCTATACGATAATCCAGCAATAAGACAATGGGAATCAAACAATGATAAAGATTTTAACCCTAACTCTACTGTGCAGTTACGTTCCCTTCTTTTTGACCACGTTGGTCTCAAGCCTACTGGAAAGAAGACAGGAACGGGAGCGCATTCTACGGATGCAGAAGTACTCAGAGAGCTCGGCAGTCAATCCGAAGTTCCTGGACTTATCCTTGACATACGTCAACGATCCAAAATTAAAAATACTTATTTGGACAAAATCATACCGCAACTGGATAGAGATGGTAGACTCCGTACGTCGTTTAATCTTCATGGCACTACTAGCGGTCGGCTCAGCTCTAGTGGTAAGCTTAATATGCAACAGCTTCCTCGGGATAACCCAGCTGTAAAAGGATGTATCAAAGCAGCAGAAGGAAACAAAATTGTTGCTATGGATTTAACTACTGCAGAAGTTTATGTTGCGGCAGTTTTAGCTAAAGATAAAGCCCTTATGGACGTATTTCGTTCAGGAGGAAACTTCCATAGTAGTATTGCGAAAACAGTATTTAGACTACCATGTGAAGTAGAAGACGTAGCAGAGTACTACACTACTCAAAGGCAAGCTGCAAAAGCAGTTACCTTTGGTATTATGTACGGTGCGGGTCCGAAGAAAATTAGTGAACAAGTAACTAAGGATTCGGGCAAATATTTTAGCCAGCAAGAAGCAAAAGAGGTAATAGATGATTATTTTCAATCTTTTCACGCTCTTAAAAAATGGATTGACACGAACCATAAATTTATTGAGCAAAACGGATTCGTCTACAGCTTCTTCGGAAGAAAAAGGAGACTCCCAAATGTCAAATCTTCAGACGCGGGCATCAAGAGTCATAGCATTAGGTCTGGTCTTAATTTTTTGGTCCAGTCTGCTGCTTCTGATATTAACTTACTCGGGGCTATAGACATGCACGCAGATATACAAGCTAGTAAAATGAAGGCTCGTATATTTGCATTAGTACACGACTCTATTCTCGCAGAAGTGCCAGAGGAAGAGATAGATACATACTGCGAGAAATTGCAATACTGGATTCAATTAGATAGAGGAATTAATATTCCAGGAGCCCCAGTTGGGTGTGACTTCGATATTGGAGAAGACTACTCAATGGGCAAATTTGAGAAAGAATATGGCGTACTCTGAGAAAGTACTGGATCACTATGAAAAACCAAGAAACGTTGGAAAACTTGATGACAAATCTAGATCCGTGGGTACGGGTATGGTTGGGGCACCTTCTTGCGGAGACGTTATGCGACTACAAATACAAGTCAATGAAAAAGGAATCATTGAAGACGCTAAGTTCAAAACTTACGGTTGTGGATCCGCCATTGCATCAAGCTCTCTGCTTACAGAATGGGTCAAGGGAAAGAGCCTTAACGATGCTTGTGAAATCAAGAATACCGAGATTGCTGAAGAGCTTAGCCTCCCACCCGTAAAGATACATTGTAGCGTCCTTGCTGAGGACGCTATAAAAGCCGCTATAAGCGATTATGA